CATCGACTTCTGAGTTCCGCCTTCAGCGTGAAAAACTTTACTCAAGTTTTCGGCCTGAAAGTCATCAATCAGCGCCGACAATGTTAACGTCGCAACCGTTGGTCTTTGAATCTTTCTAGTGTATGGATGGTTATTACCAAATCCATAAAGCGTTTTGCGTTCAAACCCAACAGAGAACTGCATACTCTGAAAGTTATTAGCAATCACATCAAAGAACCCAAAAGTGATTGGCGAAGTGCCGCCGCCAGATTGGAAGTTTGGCGTAATCTTACACTTACTGTAAGGACAGCCGCCATCAAATACTTCCTTTGTTTTTGGTAAATATCTTTCGGTTCTAGAATTATTAACAAAGTTTAATGCAAAATTCTTATTGGCGTCCTGAGCATTTTGGCCGCTAACAATTGTGTTTACCGAAGGCAAATACTTTGAAGTCGCATAATCCTGAACATTAGCATTTGCGCCAACAAAGGAGCAGGAAACGGTCGCTAACTGATTTACCGCTACGCTGATCTCGTAGTTAGTAATATAGGCGTTGCCAACCGCGAGGATATTACTATTAACGATTCCTGTTTGCAAGTTCTGATCCATTCCATCATTTTGTGCGATACTGATATAAAAGTTGCGATCTCCAGTAGATGAAAGAATAGAATCAAATGGATTGCCAGTTACGTCTGTCGGAATATCTAATCCAATATACTTATCGTTCCAGCCATCATTTAAATAGTACTGAATATTTAAATTAACATCTGGCGCAAGCTGAGTTTGCCTTGTTGCAAAGGAATCGGACCCGATTTGCTTCAGTGGGGCTCTCTCGATATTAAAAGAGAAGTCGTAGCTTTGAATAAAATCAAGACGGCTGATTCCGCTGCCAGTATTCATCGCCTCCTCAAAAGCACCAGAGGAGCCGACAAACATCATTTGCATTTCATATGAAATTGGTCTGCCCATTAATAAACCCTCCTTATACCAACAGGATCTTCGACTAGTGTTACCGAGATATCATTAACGTTTTTATAAACAAAAGTATGCTTCCATTCGGGCGCAAAAAAATACTTATTCTTGTTGTAGATATTCGGAATCTTGTACTGGAATTTTCTATATCCCTGCCTTCCAGTTAGGAAATGTAAAATTGATCTAGCCTCAAGATCAGTGATTCCCTTAAACTCCATTTCAAACTGTTTGAGAACATTTCCATGCAGTCCAAAGTCACTCCTCTTTGCGAAAGAGTATGGAAGCTCAGTCTTTAAAACAGAAGTCTCTTTGCCAATTGTTGACGAGTAAGTTGGTTGGTAAAAGAACTCCTGTGTCCATTTCCCGTTAGTGATCTCGGAGCCGTTTATTGAAGATTGGCTTGTGTGGTCGCCGGTACAGTAATAAAAACAGTCGTATAAGTTGCCAGTATTCTGCGGGAAAGATGCGTTGCCAGTATGTCTAACAACGTCGTACTTAGAATACGCTGTTGATGTAGCCCAGCTTCCCTTGATGCCTGAACCTGTAACAAACATTCCATTCCAATTTAAAAGTGACGAAATTTGGTCGGTGGCCAATTCAACTTGTATTGTATAAAGATCATTAACCGTGAAATTGGTCTGAATACCGCCGCAAAATAAATTAACTGGCTTATATATTGAAGCTGGATCAGTAAAGGTAAAATATCCCGTGCCACGAAGGTTCTCAAAAAAGCTGGCGATCCTTGTCGCTTCGGCCTCTTTTCTGTTTTCAAAAGGCATTTGCACTGTCATCTGCAAGTGATTCAATCCTCTGGGCATCGTATATAAATAATTATCAACAGTAGTATACGAACTCAAATCCGCTGAAAAATTGACAGAGGTGCCATAAGACGGCTTGAAATCAAAGGTCGTTTGAACCGTTCCCGTGACATTATAATCTCTGTCGTATAGGAATGACATTAGATAAATCCTTGATAACTAAGCGTTAACGAAAGCTCGTCGGTTGCGGACGAGTTAATTGTTTCGCTTATTAATTCCATATTTGACATCGAGAAAGTTGCTAGAGACCCTATTGTTATATTAATATTCTGCTTGTTGGAGTCAACAATATAATCTAAAGCTCTTTTCGATTCATAATCATCAACTCCAATTGTAAATTGGGCGGTTGCCCTAAATGGGCGCAATGTAACAACATCCATTGGGACTGATCCAGTTGGATGGTAAAAAGCTTGTCTAGGGCACTCTATTGAGTAAGTAAAGGCTTCGATTCTATTCGTACCCGTACCATCGCATCGAATAGCGATATCTCTTGGACGCACAACCGATAAGGCTCCAGTCTGCGAAGCTCCAGAGCCCGCAACCCCAGTCCCAACATTGCCAAAAATAGTAAAATCCGCGCTTAAAGAAGGGAAGTTCCCAACTGCACAGGAAACTGAATAATTATTCAGATACGCCCGATTAAAAGTAAAATTTTTATTATTGTAAAATAAGCCGCCGCTAATCTGTCCCGCTCCTGTAAAATTTAAAAAGAAATCAGCTGGTGAAAGATACTTTTGGACACTCAGATTCGATTGCGGCGCATTATTAGTGAAAGTGGTAAATTTATTAGCGCCGATAACATTGATATGCTCAATTGGTAAAGAATAGCCGAAATTAACATCGTTGACGCCAAATATTTTGACGCCGCTGATATAAAGACTGTTTTCATAATTTGATACGGATGATTTCATTATCTACCGGACTTAAGCATACCCCCCGCTCTCTTTTGCTCAGCGATTGTCTTAAGTACAATCTGCTCAATCTGCTTGCTCATTTGTTTATAATCGATCCCCTTATCTTTAGTCTCTCCTTCAGTTTGCATCTGAGAACTCTGGCCCGTGACATTAATATTAATGCTTACATTTGTGCCACCATCCGCCTTTGAGTCAGACATTGCAGCAGCTTTTTCAGCAAAGCTTGGCTCTGCGGTTGAAACATTGCCGCCGTCTGCAAATCTTGGGGCACGGCCTTGGTTAATAGAATCAAAGAACTGTCTGCCGTATTTCTTGGTGGCTTGGCGATTCATTACATATTCGCCACCCATAAGAAGAGCGGGGATATCGTCTGTTGGGCCACCGGCATTATAGCGCTTTACTGCCCCGCCATAAGCCATAAACGGATAGCCTTTTGATCCGAGCATCCTCGTTCTTGTATTCGAATAAATACTTTGTGTTGTTGGGGCTTGTGTATTTAAAATGCTACTTGCAGTTGATCCAAAAGTTGGCAAAGCTCCAGTTGGTAGTTTGTAATCTGAGCCAGATAAAAATGATTGTGGCGCAGTACTGAATAATTGTTGAGCGGAGCCTATATTTTTAGCAGCCTCCGCTGCTTTTGCAGCTTTTGCTGCGGAAGCTGCCTTTGCTCCTGCCCCCATTACTGAAGAAAGCCCAAAGCTTAAAGCGGCAGAAATTGCAGTACTTTTCAGCTGTCTTTGGAACTCCTTACGCTGTTGAGTGCGATAAGCCTCGCGTTCTTTGACTATATTTAAAGCCTGCTCCTGAGCACTGCTGATTTCTTGGTTAATAATATCATCTTCTCTAGTCAACGCATAAGCAGAAAGTCTTGAGCTTTGGTCTTCAAGATTGGCAAATGCGGTTGTTGCGCCACCAGCCAATACGTCAGTTGCTCCACTTGTTGTCGTCTGTTTGGCAAAAGCGGTAAGATCTTTGTAGCCTGAAATTTCAGTTTGGCCACGAATACCGGGTAGGAAAATACCGCCAGCTGCAAATTTAGGAGCCTCACCCGAATTCAGTTTTTGAAGATTAGATGCGCCATATTTACTTACAGAAGATTTACGAATGACGTATTCGCCTTCGCTCAACATTGCTGGTACGTCATCTTTGTAGCCACTACCTCCTGTTACAAGACCACCAGTTGCGTAACCTTTTACATAACCACCATCTTTCCTACCAGCAGGAGGGACAGCACTTGGAAGAATCGAAGCAATAATCTGTCTTGAAGCGTTTTGCAGGAATGCACTCTGGAGACTCTTTAGGAAGTTAAGGGCGACATTTCTTAATGCGCCGCCAAGATCATCTGCCTGATTCAGAGCCGCCTGCATCGCCTCTGCCATTCCATCTGCAAAGAGTTTTGGTGTCTGATTACCAATAATTTGCTGGAATGTTTCAGCTTGATCGAGAAGAACGCCTCGCTGAATTTGCAGATTTTGCTGAATAGAGTTATCTCTACCGCTAAGAATATTAGTACTCTCTCTAAGATCAAGATTTGTTCTTCCGGCGCGTCTTTCTGCCGCTACAGCGGCTAGCGCTTGTTTTTCATAGCCTGATTGAGCCCCTGCTTTTGTCAACGCCTGACCTTCCACTATCCTTGCTTTTAGTTCTTTAATGTTCCTTGTTTCGATGGAAGTAATTTCATTATCAACAGACTTTTCTAAATTAACATACCTAAGCTCAGCAGAAGCTTTTCTTCTCGCAGCAATCAATTCTTCTGTCTCTAAA